ATGTAGTCTACTACGATCTGCTCACGGATTACTCTCCAGTCTGCTTCAGTTATAATACCTTTTAGTACTAACTGCATCTTAAGCAGATCGAGAAATAACCATGAGAACTTCTTACGGAGTCGATTAACGAACTTTTGGAACTTAACCTCATCTCTAGATATTTCCGTAGATCGTCCTAGAGAGAACTGAGACTCTTGATCCAGCCGATTAACTGGTACATTCAACGACTTATATAGCTTCTTTTGGAAGTAAATAATATCATCGATCTGTCCAAGATTCTCCCCACCTGGAAGAGTAGTAATTTCCGTGCCTCTACCACCTTCACGTCGCGGGAGCCAGAAATCTTCTAGCATAGACATATGCTTACGATCGTCTTTTACCTCACCAGTATTTGCATCATAGACCAGCTTATTACGATAGCTGTTCATGATGTTCTTGAGGTATTCCTCTGCCTTACCCTTAGGTAAGTTGCCTACGTCGATATAGAATATACGACGTTCTGGCGCTCTTGATAATCGGTAGATTACCAATGAGTCTTCCATCATACGCAATTGGTTTACAGGCTTAATAGCCTTTTGTAGGTATGAAAGTACCTTAGTGCGTGATGGGTCTAGCAATCCAGAAGTAGTATATTGGATTGCGTCTTTAGAAATCTTAACACCCTGATTACTTTTAACAAGTGCTGTATCTTGGTATAGGTAATATTCGTCTACCTTTTTAACTACCTCAGCACCAGTAGCAGGATCTTTTTCTTTTTCTATCTCCTTAACCTTACGAATCTTAGTAGGGTCAATAGGTCTAACTTCTAATATGCCTTTCTTGGGGCTTTTCTCATCGACAATAAGATGATAAAATAGACGCCCGTCAACATACCACCGTCGAAAGATTTCGTGTCCATAATGATTAAATTGCAGTAATTCTACAATAGATTCAAATTCTTCGCGAATAAGCTTTTTAATATTATCAGGCTGATCCAGATCATCTGTAATTAGATCAACCGGAGCTGAGCTAGAGTCAGATACAATAGCTTCATTAATAATATCTTCAATTGCAGCATCACATTCTGGTTGTGATGCAGTCTCTCTGTAACGTCGAATTTGATCAGCTTCATTCGATGCTTGCCCACCATCAAGGTCTACGTACTGACCAAAATGACCGCCTGCAGCTTGGACGTAACTAGAACCGTCATCTTCAAGAGGAGCAACAAAGGATTTTTTCTTTGCATCTTCCTTATCTTGCTCTTTACGCTTAAGCTCGAAACCAAATAATTCTGCCAATTTTCTTTCTCCAATAAATAATAAGAGGGGAGAAAAACTCCCCTCCTACTATTATCTATATGGCCTTAAGATGTTGTATCTGATTCCCAGTACTGGACCTGAAGCTCAACAGTGAACTCCTCAATACCTTCTGAATCGTAAGATACTTCAATTGTTGATAGATTCGTTGGCCATAGGCCTCGGAATGTATAACCCTTAAGGTTCTCACCATTTTTGTCTAACTGATATACAGATGCATCTGCAAAGTACTCAGATGGATCAGTAGCACCAGTGTTTGCATTATGGTTGTTGATGAGATTCATCCACTCTTCAAATGCATTACGTAATACAAAGTTTGTATCGTTAATTACAGTAATTGTCCATGCCTCAAAAGTACGATCTCCAGCAATCTGGAGTTGACGCCCTCGGAAAGGAACTGTAATAGGAGCGATAGTTGAACCAGGTAGTGCAGCGCCTTTAATAAGGAATCCACCAATCTCTGATTCAGCAGCGCCCGCTGCGATTCCAGCTGGCCAACCCATCTCAACCTTAAATAGGTTTGAACGAGCACCACCACCTGTTAATTTTGACTTAAAGTCATCTACGCCTAAAATAGCCATTCTTTATCTCTCCTATTGTCCGACGATTTCTGAAAATTCAACGCCGGTACGAGTAGCGATAAAGTTCAATGTGATGAAGTTGATCGAACGTGCTGGCTTAATGTAGATATCAGCTACAAACTGATTGGAATCTATAATTGCGCCAGTGTTGTTCGTTGCATCACATACAACCGCAAAATCCGTAATACCACGTCGACCTTTAATATCCCGTAGGAATGGTTCTACCATATTACGGAACATAGCTCGTGTAAATTCGTCGTTAAATTCAAATAATTGATATTTAGCAGCTGTGCTTATAGCCTTTTCCAAGACGATGAATAGACGACGTACGTTAATACGATCAAATGCAGAAGGCTTAGCCTGTGCAGTCTTATCACCATATAGGACAATGCCTTGACCTGGGAAAGCAGCAATTGGGTTAACACGTGATTTATAAAGCGTGTCACGATCTGCTTGCGAAGGATTAAAAGCCAGCTTAGTAACTCCAAGTAATTGACCTCGTGTGAATCCAGCTGGGGAGAACCAAGCATCTGCTACGTTGTCTGTGTTAGCACAAAGACCAGCAATATGACCACAAGCAGGAATCCAACGATATACGTCATTATACTTATCGTAAACTTTTAGAGCAGTTGAATCGATTACACCGTAAGATGTAGAAGTTAACTGATCAGCAAACTCTACCACGTCTGCTGCAGGTGTAGTAGTACCTACAGTATCAGTAATATCAGGAGAAACAAATGCAACGCAATCTTTACGTGCAGTTGCAGTAGCTAGAAGAGCCTGTGGAACAACTATATCAGAGCCTTCTGTTATTCCGAAAAGAAGATTAACATCAACTGTTTCAGCATCACCTAACAAGGCAATACCTGTGGTAATCTCACCACTGGTAGGAGTATTATCATCTGAACCGCCAGATAATGAATCAGTAATTGCAACAGCTGTAACGCCATCAAGATAATCACCATCTATTGCTAGCGTAGCATCAGCAGCATGAGTTACAGAATTAACACCAGCATGGGTTAATACAGCATAGTGACTTCCCCAACGTACCCATCGCGATGTATTAATAACATTAGCGTAGTATGCTGAAGTGCCATCTGATGATTTAGCATCAGAAGCTTGTGAAGCGTATGCAAATGTTTCTAGTACTGAACCCTTTGTGCCAGTTATTAAACCGTCTTCATCAATGATTGCAATGTGTACTTCATCATTTTTACATCCTTTTGATGCAGCATAATCTGAAGTTCCTGGAGCGGTGTCAAATGAGCTTTTATAAGCCCAACCAGCAAATACTGTAGCATCTGCGGGACAGATAGAAACGAGTAGTGAGTTACCCAAATTACCTGGGTATTTAGCAACAAATGCCTCTGCTGCTAAAACAATACCAATGCTATCGTAAGCATCTTGATTTTTTACCAAGACACCTGCGCCAGTAGCAGTAGCATTTAAGTTACCTGTTCCGACTCGTACAACCTTAAGAGCATTACCATACTGTAAGAATGATGCTGCAGTTAAGAAGTATGAGGCAGTGTTAGTATCCGGAGTACCGAAGATAGTTGCAAGTTCTTTTTCAGAACCTACAGTTGTAACTTCTTCTACAGGACCCCAGTTAAAGGCTCCAGCGAAACCACCGATAGAGGTGGAGACAGCAGGAACCACGTTTGTCAAGTCAATTTCTTTGACCTGTACACCTGGTGATACTTGAAAAGCCATGTTTATTCCTCTTTCAAAAGATAGATTAATCTATTTATTATATGACACATAATACGAATTTTCTCAATCTAATCATTATTTATAATATAAGAATTTCTAGCTATTCGTTATTAAACCCTAGCCACATATAGACTTTATACTCTTCTGCTAAAGATTCTAAAATTGATCTCCACTCTTCTTTACTTTTTAGCGTACAATGAGCGTTTTGCCCATTAGCTAATACCTTTACCGCTGGGGTTGTACCAACCTTTAAAAAAACAGCTTTGTTTGCCTTTGAAAATATGTTTTTCAGTGCCTCGTCAAGTAACTCACCCTCTGGTATATGCTCTAGAACATCAGTAGATATTACAAGATCGAAATTACCCTCTGGCATTTCTGTCCAATCTGGATATGCTATATCATATAAAGCATACTCGGGAATCTTCATCTTTTTGTGGATTTTCCTTTCAGTCCACTGCTTACCGTGACCACACCCATAATCAAGCACGCTATTAAGCTTAAGTTTTTTGTTCAATGCATATATCATATCAATATGATGCCATTTTATTTCGCAGTCCCGGGTATCACGATTCTGGTGATATATCTCATACTGCTCAACTAGCTCTTCCCTATTCATTAAAATTCTACTGACTCCCAGACAAGACCATCCTCTACAGTATATTTAGAATTATTATCTTCAACATCTAATATACCTACAGGGACAATATCATCTTCCATAGCTCTTACTCTTTCAGAATATAGCATTTTCTTAACATCTATATCCGTTAATTCATTAAAGAACTGATTAGTAGTAAACCAAGCAAACATAACTAAATTCATTACTAGGTCATCGTGATTGCCGTTAGACGCTTCATATGAGCTGCCACGAGCTTCAAACGTACTTAGCTCTATAATCGTCTCTGCGTCATGTATTGCGATCTTATTCTGCTCAATTAAATCTTTTATATTTGAGCAGCCTATCCTTTTAACCTTTCGAGTCATAGTTACGCCAATTGAGTTAGCTTTAATCATTGACTCTACATACACATTTTCATACTCAAGATCGTAGTATAACCCGTTACAAACAACAGCACCTTGATCGTTACTCTCGATAATAACATATGCTTGATTATACATGTTGGCATACTTATATATCACATCAGGATATAGCAACGGAGATATGTTATTATCCTGGAATACCGCCACTTGCTCAAAGGGTTTTGTAGACACATCTATAATATTAAAAGTAGAATAATCTTGACCACGACCTTTGGCTACATCCACAAACATCATGTATTCATGACCAGGCTCTGAGTCTTTATAGATTCTAGTATTCGATGTGACTTTTATAGGATCTTTTGATATTAAACCAAGTAACACATCAGGAGATATAAGAGTATTACCAGTTCCTACAAACGTATTACCAAATTCCTGATCAAACTGTAGCTGTGATGTATTTGATATAGTCTGTCTTTTCCACTCCTCATCCCTGTCTGGCACATCCCACCAGTCTACCCTGAAGTGCTTAAATTCATTTGTTCCTTGTACAGCACCTTCATATAGCTTATGATATACGTTGCCTAATCCATTAGCTGTAGAAGTAATAATAACTTGAGTACTTGTACCAGCAGCAACTACTGGATAGGTTGACGTATAGAATCTTGCATCGTCATCCACAAAAGCAAACTCATCAAGGAAGAGTAAGTTTACAGATAAACCCCGGATAGATGAGCCAGATGTAGCAGCTGCAATAATACGGGAGTTATTTGAAAATTCAATAGAACCTTTATTGAGTGCCTTGCACCCTGGCTGGAGAAAGAATGGTAAGTTCTCAAGCATAAGGGTAATCCTAGCAAGCATCTCACGTGCAGTAGCACCTTTGTTAGCTAGAATAGCAATAGTCTTTTCGGGATGAAAACAAGCATACCATAGTAAATACCCTACAGACGATATAGATTTACCAGACTGCCGGCATGCAAGAATAATAGAGAATCGATTTTCTCTAAAATGCTTAAACATTTTTTCTTGATATGGGTATAGATCAAAGGGTACTAATCCCTTATCAAGAGATATAACCTTAATATACTTACGAGCAAAATAGGCAGGATCTTGCATGCACCTGGCATATTCAGCAACTTCATCTTTAGTAAAGTTCTGATCTATACCATCGCGCTTAACATTTGGATTGCCGAGATAGCCGGCTATGTTATTCTTCAGACTCAATGACATTAGCTTTTTCTTCAAATTTAGAGGCTAACATTCTTTGTAGATCAGATGATGATCCAACAAAGACGTTATTCTGCGTCATACTATTAGGTAAAGCCGGGGCATTGATATCGACCTTTTCAGCTTCTTTCTTTTTCTTTTGAAGCTCCATAAGGCGATCAGCGATCTCAGCGTTTTGCTTCATCATATTAGAGAGGACTTCAAATGCACGAGGATGCTCTGATTCACGAGCTAATTCCATCATAAGCTCCAAAGCTTCATCGCCTTTATCTACTAGATTATAGTACTTTGCTCGAGCAAATTCATAATCGTCATCAATGTCAGTCTTATTTATTTTCATGGTGTTATCAAATTATCATCTGTTTCATCAATGCCAGTATTAATATCTAGTGTAGCTTGATCCCCTATAGCTGCAACCTCTTCTAAGAATCCGAAAGTGTCTAGGTCATTTAGATCAGCTGAGGAATTAAGAATAACATTCTTTGTTTTAACAGGACCATAGAACCTTACACGTAATTCAAAGCTTAGAGTATACACTATAGCTCTGCGAGAAAGAAAATCCCCTTCATAATCGTCAGTTAAACTAACTGAATTCAATACAATAGGTACGTCAGTCTTAAGACCAATCTCTGGTATTTCTTTAATTGTTATTGTGTAGTCAGGTTGAAAGTAAGGTAGTATTTGCTCTACGACCTGCAAGGCATCGTCCTGATTCTTAGCCATTACAGAAAGAT